GGCGTCACCAAGGTCGGTGACGTGTTAAACACGACGGCACCCGTTCCGGTCTCGCCGGTAATAAGTGCGGCGAAATTTGCGGTGGTCGGACTGTTTACAAACGCGTCAAACCCGGAGGCTCGGCCCACTAACCCCCACGAGGTCAGATTCGAACTGTAGGCCTGCACGTCATAGCCGATAGCCACGCCAAGATTAGTACGAGCCGCTGCCGCTGTAGAAGCCCCAGTGCCCCCGTCGGCTACCGCAAGGTCGGTGATTCCCGTTATAGATCCACCAGTGATACTGACGCTGGTGCTGTTTTGGGTAGCCATTGACCCCAAACCCAACGACGCCCGAGCAGTAACACCACTTTCGGCTACCCATGTAGACCCGTTGCCGACGATAAAGTTGCCGTTGGTCTTAGCGAGGCCCCCCAGTGCGGTAAGGTCTGCATCATAGGCCTGCACATCGGTACCGATAGCAAGACCCAACGAGGCCCGAGCGGTTGCGCCACTTTCGGCGACCCAGCCAGCTGCGCTGCCAACAATGATGTTTCCGTCAGCGGAAGACAACGCCGCAATCTTAGTAAGGTCTGCGTCATAGGCCTGTACATCGCTTCCGATAGCGAGTCCAAGACTCGACCGGGCTGCGGATGCCGTAGTGCCTCCAGTACCCCCATTGGCGACCCCAAGCGTACCACCGAGCGTCATAGTACCAAACGACGTGATGGGGCTTCCTGAGACTGTCAGCCCTGTGGTCCCGCCGCTCAGACCAACCGAGGTAACCGAACCGTCCCCGGAGCCAGTCGAGACAAACTGCAGCGTGCCATTACCATCCGTGGCTAGAACATAGTTGGCCGTGGAGTCCGCGGTAGGAAGGGTAAAAGTGCTCAAGAACGCAGCGCTGTTCGCGTCGTATGCCGCTACGTCTACGCCGATTTCGAGGCCAAGATTAGACCGCGCTGCCGCCGCTGTGGAAGCCCCTGTCCCACCGTCTGCGATAGCGAGGTCGGTAATTCCAGTAATAGACCCGCCAGTGATACTAACACTGGTACTGTTTTGTGTAGCTACTGTGCCAAGGCCAAGCGACGTGCGCGCAGAGCTGGGAGTCTCTAGCGCCCACGACGTTCCGGTACCCACAATAAAGTTATTAAGCGTAGGAGCCAACGCAGCGATCTGGTCGAGGTTTACGTCCCACGCCTGTACATTGCTACCAATAGCCACTCCGAGGTTAGTACGTGCATCCGCGGCAGTAGATGCTCCAGTTCCACCGTCTGCTACAGCAAGGTCCGTGATGCCAGTGATAGAGCCACCAGTAAACGCAACACTGCTGCTAGACAGCGTGGCGGCCACCGAGCCACCTGTGATGCTGACGTTATTGCTGTTTTGAGTTGCAATGGTTCCAAGACCAAGGTTTGTTCGCGCAGTGGAGGCACTGTTGACGTCAGACAAGTTATTGGACGCCAATAGGAAATCTCCGAAATTGGCAGTAAGATCCACAACCTGTGCCGTCGCACCGCCGCCATCTGCGTATACGACCGCGGCTTTGCCATTGGTAACAGTGACGTTACCCCCCGACCCTTGGGTAAGAACGACAGCCTGCCCGCTGTTGTTCTGGACAAAGAACAGCTTAGTCTGGTCGTTCGGGCTGATAGTTACAGTATTGGTGCCGGTCGGAGAACCTGCGAACACAAGGACCGCATAGTTGGCGTCAGAAAGGGTGCCATCTGTTGTCGTCAGCGTGTGTGTGGTGCCAGACAGCGATATTTCCTTGACGCCCTTGGTGGCGGCATCAAGCATCTGCAGGTTCACGTTGGTGTTATCGCCCCATGTGCCACTGTCGGCACCTGTGACCATCAAGCGAAGCCCATTGATGTTCGTGTAGCTTGTCATGTCGGCCTCTTATGCGGCTATGTCGTCCCAACCATCACCAGACGGCGGAACTATTTCTGTCCATGTGCCCCCAGAGGGTGGCGTTACTCCAGACCAAGTTACAGGCGGTTCTGGTGCTATTGGCCCCCAAACTATCACAGACGGAGTTGCTAGGGTAGCCTCAACACCAAGCAGAGACACAACAGCAGAGCCTATTACAGAGGCTGCGCCAACGGTCCCCGTGGCAGTAACACCTGTAACGGGAGCAGTAGCACTGATAGAAATTACAACGGAGCCAATAGCGCCAGACGCTTCAACACCTGTCGGGGAGACGTTGGCGGCAGCAAGTACCGTGACACTGCCGACAAAGCCAGTTGCCGATACTCCAGAAGCATTAACATTTGCCGGGACAGAGGCAGTGACAGAGCCGATCTGACCGGACGCAGATACGCCCGTAGCAGATACGTTTGCCGTCCCCACGACCGCAGCCGTGCCAATCGCGCCGGAGGCGGAAACGCCAACTACGGTCGTGTTGCTGTCAGCGGAAACGGTCAGGGTGCCTGCCGCGCCAGTCGCGAAGACGCCCGTAACGGGGACGTCTATGTCTATACCCTCAAGGATAGATACAGTGCCGACCTGTCCGGTTGCCTCAACACCCTCAAGGATGACATCTGGGTTAACGTCAACAATGCCTACATTGCCTGCACCAGAAACGCCTGTTGCCACCACATTGGCCGTGCCAACCATAGTGATGGAGCCAACCGCACCGGACGCAGGGACGCCTGTGACTGTGGTATTGCTGTCAGCAGACACCGAGACAGTGCCAGCCGCACCAGTGGCGGCAACGCCGGTTACAGATACACTGGCCGCGCCTACAACAGATAGGCTTCCTACACTGCCTGTAGCCTCAACGCCGGTTAGAGTAACGGCGGTTTCACCTTTCAGGCCATCATCGGCAAGCGGCGCGGCTGATAGTGGGGCGAAGCCAAGCATCTATTTACTCCGTAGTAGCAGCATTCCCAGCAGCGATGGCTGCATCAATCGGAGCCATGTCCTCGGTCGTCCAGAAATCAGCGCTGCGCATAACCTCAAGATGCTCCACATTGCGCTCGATCACTGTATCGTCGTCTGCATACTGATCAGGGTTGGCGATTGCATCGTTTATGATCCATACGCTGTCGAGGCAGGCGCTATAGTGCTTTGCAATGCGTTCTGGTGTCAATTCATCTTCCATTTTATATCTCAAAGTTTAGTGGGCCAAGTGACTTCGTAAGGGAAGCCTGCTTGTCCTGTTATATCACGAAGGGCTTGGCGGTACACTTCCCATTCCAATGGAATGTTGGTGCCTTTCTCAGTGTGCATAATAACAATCCAATCAGTGTCTTTTAGAAGCCCATCACGTCTATTACGGATGTTGCTCTGGGCCTGTTCTAATGGCAAGGCTTCCAGCACATACGATAAAGACCAGTTGCCAACAGAATCTTGTTCGAAATTGCCATCAACAAGTTTCCATGAGAGTGAATCGTACTCACTTGGTGTTGGGCGAGTGTACGGATACACATCGTAGCTTGCCAAGAGTGCATCAGGTATCTTCTTGGGAAAGGATGTTTGCGGATTATCACGGCGCAGTTGTCCCAGTGTGTATTTGGCCGGGACGCCGTTTGTAAGTTTCAGGTACATTATTCTCTGGCCTCCTTAGCCTCAGTCAAAAACCGCCGTGACGGCTCTCCAAACGTCATTTCCACCGCCGCCAAACCCGCCGGGGTCATCTGATGTTTGCTCGGCAATTTTATACGCAATCGCCGTAGACGAAGATTGAGAACCACTACGATCTTCAGCGCCACTAAGTTCCCAACCGACCGGCGCTGTCATTGTAACCGGGTCGTCGTCTAAATGCCCGGTGGCAATCCACAACCCACCACTTGCAGTTAAGCTGGGGGGATTAGGCATACCAATATTAGCGAAAGCAACAGCTGAATTTACAAAGCTGCTCACCCCTCTGAAGACAGACGCAACAACTGATAACCCTTCCCAGTATTCGTCATCGTGATCGTTCCACGGATTAGCATCTCCCGCCTGCACAAACCGATAGCCCACGAACCAACCGGGGTCGCTTTGACTAGATTGATTGTAAATGTTGGAAAATGACATACCCTCCCACCGAACATTCCTGCCCCCTCTGGAAAAGCTAAACGCTATAACAACAAGGTCTCCGGGCGAAGCGATTGATAAAACGTCTAACGCCTCAGCGCTGCTATTCCAAACGCCCACATCCGCACCGCTTTTGGTCACCGACCCAAGATGCTGTATGCCACTACCGCCGCCGCCGCCGCCGCCACCAGCCCCAGCACGAGCCATCAACAGCTTCTGTGCAGAAGTAATCATGCCATCGCATCCCCAGCGAGGAAGCCATACCAAGTAGTGCCGCCGTCCACTGTCATAAACGTGTAGATGTCCTTTTCACCGCTTGCAGGCGCATCAGGAGCCGTGCCACCAGCCCAGTCAACCGATGCAGGCCATGTCAGCGTGTGCGTGCCTCCAGCCGTGATGATGAGACTGAACGTGCCGACCTGACCTGACGATGGTGCGCCAGTGAAGGTAAACGTGGTATTGCCAGATGTGGTCAGCGTGTAGGTGTCTCGTGCTCCTACGTCCACCGATGGGGTGGTGCCTGAGAGGGCAGCACTGGTGTTGTCGATACCTGCACCCGGAATACGGAAGCGAGTAATGCTCGTATTCCCCAGCGTGATCTCGTTGGAGACTGTGGCAGAGGATGCGTCAGAGCCTTGGCCGATGACGATCTGGTTAGAGCCTGTAGTGGTGGCGTCACCAGCAGTCTCACCGATGAAGATGTTGTCTGTGCCAGAGGTTACGGCGAAGCCTGCTTGATACCCAATGGCGATGTTATCACCAGAAGCATCAGTAGCCACCCCAGACCCCATAGCATCTTGGCCGATGGCGATGTTACGTCCGCCAGTAGTAGCAGCATCAAGAGCATCAAGGCCAATCGCAATGTTGTAAGACCCAGTTGTAACGGACCGCGCCGCATCTTTGCCAATAAAGGTGTTTCCTATACCTGAAGTAACGCTTGTTCCGGTTGCAGAGCCTAAAAATGTATTCCAAAAACCCGTTGATACGTTTTCACCAGCTTGAAATCCGATGGCTACATTTCGTCCAGCCGTAGATGATGCTACACCATACCTCATGGCTCCAGTGCCGACTACAGTGTTTGCCGCGCCAGTTACACTTGTGTTCAAAGCCCTAGAGCCGACTACAGTATTATCAGCGGCGCTTACTAAATTAGCACCTGCGTTATAGCCCACAAAAACACTATCGTCAGTCGCCGTTGCATCCTGTCCCGCATTTCGTCCAACTGCCGTAGTATACCTAGTAGCGCCGAGTGATGGGATTGCGCCCTGCCCAAGGCCAACCGAAAATGCTGGTGTAACAGCGTCCGACAAGTCACTTAGGCTAGTGGCACCACCAGCCGTAATCCAATCATAGTCACTACCGTTCCACGACAGCACCTCACCAGTCGTAGCTGTGCCAGTGTTCAGGTGGGTGTCAACGTCACTGTCGGTGTATCCGGGCGTAGCTATTTCAAAATTAGGATACGTTCCGCTGGCAGTAATCGCCCCAGAACCAGTGATGCTAACCGTCTGATCTGGCGCAGAGTTTGTAATTGTCGAACCAGTGATGCTTATGCCAGTGCCTGCGGTCAGGTCGGCTTGTTGCAAAATATCCTCGGCAGCAGCCGTAACATACACTACAGCGTCACCCGACAGGTTCAACAAGCTGCCTGTGCTGCTTTCGTCCAGCGTCCGCGACAGGGTGGTGCCGGTCGCCGTGTAGGTGCCTGTTCCAATCTCCCAAGCCGTACCGTCCTCAATGACATAACGCACGGTCTCCCCGTCAGCCACGCCAGCATCACCAAATGACTGATAGCCGCTTTCAGCAGAGCCAAGAGTGATGGTCCCTGTACCAGTCGTGGCCGTGGACATCTTGGCGCGGTTGACGAGTTTGACCATGTTTTAGCCTCTTACGCGATGCGGATGATAGCGTTCGAAGCATCCGCTGTTGGGAACAGAATCTGGAAGTCGCCAGCCGTAGAGGTCTTGTCAGAACCAAAATCGAGTACAACAACAGTGTCTGTTGTGCCTGTGCCCCCGCCAGTGGTGGTGTTGTAGATCAACGCGCCACGGGCCGTGATGGTTGCCGACGTGAACGTGATGTCTGCAAAGTCTGCAAATGCGGTGGTGCCACTGGTAGTGGGCGTGATGTTCGTCAAAGTTCCGCCGCCCGCAGAATACGATCCGGAGTTGCTGACCTCGTTGGTGGAGGTGTAATCTGTGGTCGCTGCGGTAAAAGACGCACTGTTGGTGTACAGAGCAATCTTGAACGTGTGGCCGGTGGAAGCCGTGAAGTCGTGCTTGGCCTGAAGCAGTTCCTGCTTGAAGCTGGTGCACATGAAGTTGCCGGTGAACGCCATTTAGAGTCTCCTGATAAGTTCGGCCAACTCTGGCTGGCCTGCATCCATAAGGGCATTATACACAGTTGTGCGGTCACTGTTAATCGCTTGCTTCAAGTACAGCATTATGAGGTGCTGCACCGTCCCGCGAAACGCTTCTGCCTGCTCTCGGATTGGCGCAGGAGCAGAGGCGGACACATGCACGATCTTTTGAACGCACTGTTCAGCCAACTCTTCCGGCGTAAACCCACGGCGGTCAGTGGTTCTGACGCCAACGGGGCCTATCTCCATCATGCCAAGACTCATTGCTTAGGCCTTATAAGTTGACCGGAGCGATATTCGTCCGTCGTTTCCTTTGCCTCTCCAAGCTGCTTCAGGCCCATCAGGCTTTCCTCGAACCGCTTATCATAATAAGACATCAGATCCTGTGCGCCTTTCATAAACACATAAGCCTCGACAAGCGCTCCGTACAGAAGACTAAGCTCCGCGTTTACACTAAGCCATGTGGTGCCGCTGTCAGCGCCCGCGGTAATACTTGTAGGGCGGTACAAATAGTGAAGCTCGGCGGTGTACGATCCATCTGCGGACGGGGCCACGATAAAGTTGTCCACATCAAACTGTGCGTAATACCGAGGCACGCCAGTATCAGCCGGGTCTGGGTTCACCTCCTGCACAAAGTTCGCAGACTTGAACAGCAGAAACTCCTTATCGCCTGACGTACCAGTCAAGCTCAGCGACCAAGGCGCTAGGAAGTCAGACGGGCACGGGAGGTACTGAGAGCTAGAGGACAGAGTGGCAGTAGCGTTCTTGCGGAACAGACTAAGCTGCACACTCTTCAGTATCCTCTCCTCCGCAGAGCGAATAAACACAGGAAGATTGCTGACGAAGGTGCTCTCCGTGTTTTCAGCGTAGTCCTGAATTGCCTGCTTTAGCTCTGCGTAGGTGAAGCTCATGGGTTATGCCTTGCTGTACTTGCCACCCTTGGTGGCTGCGCCCATCCCACGGCACGTGCCGCCGGACTTCTTCTTGACGACGCCGCCGGACTTTTTCTTGACGACACCCCCTTTTGCAAGCCCGGAGGCTTTCCGTGCATCACGCGTTTTCTGCTTCATATCCTGCATACCCTTTATGCGGTGCGCCTCAGAGACTTTACCGCTCCTCAGTTTTTGCCTGAGACGATTTGCAGCGGCCTTGTCCAGATCGCCACTAGTCTCTCTAGCATTGATTTTAGAGTTCACCGCTCTTGCAGCTTTGATAATTTTTGACGCTTTCTTTTCGTCGCGGTTGTACGGACGTGCAGTTGAATTTCCACCGGGCATTTCATTCTCCATCGGTTGTGGTGACAGTGACAGTTCCAACAGATGCTACCATATACTGGGCAGGATTGCCTACGGGATTCCACCCCCACAACGCCCGGCTTTCCTGCAGCGAGGTGTCGGGTCGTGGATCAACGAGCGATTGTGGGTCAAAAATTTTAACTCGCCCAAGGAAGTTCTGCGGGTGATCGGGGTCCACGACATCCTTACCGACACGCATGCC